TGGGTGGGAAAAATTAAACCAAATATCCTCAAGGGGATTGATCTTATTGGCAAAAGACATTCTTGTTGAGGAGGTAGCATGACAGACTTAAAAACACCGGAACCCAAAGATTATAAGACCTTTGAATTATTCGAGGTTGATTACGATAAATGGGTTGATCAACTGTGGGAAGAGGAGGATTTCTAATGCTAACATTTGCAACATTATTTACAGGCGGTGGTGGCGCAGATTTAGGCCTAGAGTCAGCAGGATTTAAGTCTATTTGGGGAGTTGAGCGAGATCCTAAAATTGCTAAAGTTGCCCAAGCAAATCTCCCTAATACTAAAATATTTAATTCTTGCGTCGGTGAAATTCGCACTCATCTCATGGAACGGGTTGATCTGCTTTGGATGAGTCCCCCATGTCAGCAATATTCAATGGCGCGGCGTGGTGATATTCCTGACCATAAAGATAAAGATGCGGGGCTTTATTGCTGTGATTATATTGCAACATTGTCTCCTCGATGGGTGGTTCTTGAGAATGTACCAGGATATTCAAAATCACCGACTTTTGAGGCGATATTGCGATCGCTAATTGATTGTGGATATCGCTACCATTGGTTAATTCTTGACGCGGCGGATTATGGGGTTCCGCAAAACCGGAAGCGGTTAATCATGTGGGCAGTCAAAAACGATCAACCCCTCCCATATTTTCCTGAATCAAAGCCTAAAAAGGGATGGTATCAAGCTATTGCTGATTTAATCCCTGAGATGAGTGATTGTGAGCTTGCAGACTGGCAGATTAAGCGACTGAATGAACTGGGTTATTTACCAGAAAAAGCCTTGATTGATATTGGGAAACAACTCATTAGACAGGCTACAGTTCGGGAGTCAAACGATCCAAGTTTTACTATTGTGAGTGGTCATGTTAACTCGCATTCTCCTATCCTGTTAATCCCCCGAGCAGGCGCTTGCATCAAGAATATTCTCCCGACTCCGCAGAACAAACCCTGCCCAACAATTCGAGCTATGAAGGATGTTTCGACCCACTGGGCGGACATCGTGCAGGGAAGCCAAATTAAACGAATTAGTCAAAAAGCGACGGCACGGCTTCAGACTTTCCCCGACTCCTATCAATTCCCAGAATCCAAATCTTTAAGCCAACAAATAATAGGAAACGCCGTGCCTCCGTTATTGGCTAAAGAATTAGGTTTAGCAATCTTAAAATCAATTAACTAACCATGAAAACATTAACTAAAGCCAAAACCAAACCCGCTAAAAAAGGATTTCAACCCGCCCAAAAAATTCATGCCAACGACCTCCACACATTCTCTTGTGAATGTCTCTGGTACGATGCTGCCACCGACGAGGAACTATTGACCGAATTGTGGACAGTCAAACTCGATAAACGGCGATTTAGAACGGATGTCCGGCAAGCCATTGTTACGGGGTTGATCTATTGTTTCCTGGAAACCCCAGAAGCAGTAGAGCGACATATTAACCGAGTATTTTTTTGGAATAATAAATCAAGGGCTTATGAGCCATTGGGGGCGGTGTCAGACTTGCCGATGGACGGATCTAGTCCGGTTGATTTTGAAGCCGATCCGGTGGTGGCTTATGAGCGATTAAAAGCCCTTTGTGTCGAGATCGAAGTTATCAAGGTTGACGATTGCTTTTGCTCTTGACTAATTTGATACTCAAGATGGGATGATCACCCATTATTGTTGATCCAATATCTGACCAATTCCGAGAGGGATAGATTTCTTGAGGATGCGATCGCCTCTAGCCTTTCCCTCTCGATTTCCGAAAGCATTACCAGAATAGCCTTTTGGCGTTTCTCGGCTTTTTTCCATTTACCCCTTGACATATTTTTAAATTTTATATATGATTTAAGAATAACAAATTTACAGGGACGCCGCCGTCAAATCGGGCGTAAAATGAAAAACTCCACAATCTCAACCGCCAAACAAGTTTCCAAAAGAATTTCTCAATTAAACAATTTAATAGTCAAGTTTGCTCGCGTCCGAAGCCTAATTCGGAAGTGGGCTTTTGAATTGACTGTTTTAGAAGGGCGGTTAGAAGCCCTGAAAGCGGTGGCGGTTGTGGAGCCTAAACAGTTAACTATTTGGGATATGAAACCTGTGGAAAAAATTGATTGGTTTTTTCCTCCCCTTGTGGGGTCGGAAAAGCAAATTCAGTGGGCGGATAAACTCCGCCGTGATTTTGCTGAATATTATTCTTCTCTGGGTGGCGAACCTGGAGAGGGTGAAGTCAAAATCAAGAAAGCGGTAGGGATCGCAGTTTCAGCTAAATTCTGGATTGAAAACCGCGATTTTTGCGAAAAAATCGCCTGGGAAAATATGACCCAGATTTTGAAGAAATTACACGCCTTGGTTGACGAATCCCAACCTTGGTACAGCGATTCCGATCAATCGGAATTCAAAGAAGTATTGAAAGCTAAAAAATCAATCCTCAGATTATTGAGGATTGACAAAGCAGGGATCGTCGCCTGCTGCAATCAACAAAGCCAAAACAGGCGCTTCAATGGATAATTTATGGGCTGGGTGCGATGCCTTAAATCCGCGCAAAATCAACAATATAAAGGTCTAAACAACTAACAATTTGGGATGTAGTTATGGAAACAGAAGGGACAAAGCAAAACCCAATAAATATCTTTTTCAAAGAGGATGATGAACTTTTGAGTCTCTATCCACGCGAGGGGTCGAAATTATGTAGCGCATGGCATTTAGCTTGCGGGGACTGGATAGACGAATCGGGTATCGAGCATGACGGTCGGGATAAACCCATTTACGAAGGTATGGAGCTTAAATGGCTCCAACTTCGAGACGGGCGTTATCAACTAGATCCGGATCTAATTCTTTTGGAAAAAGGGTGGGAATGGGATTCCCAGCAAGGAGAACCAGTCAAAATCAAACGTTAGTTTTTTGGCTGGGTGCGATGCCTTAAATCCGCGCAAAAGTTAACGATATAAGGATAAACCATGACAGAAGTTAAGGTCAATTGGAGAAATACAAACCGCCGTCTATTTCGTAGCTATGGCAGAATCAATCAAAACGGGGATTTTGTCTACAATGGCAACTGGCAAGCCATAGACGACCATGACCCTATCCGTTATGCAGAGTATGATTTTGAAGGGGAAGATGGGCGAGAGGAAATTATCCCCAAAGGAAAGTTTAAATTTGAAGGTGAAAATGAAGACAAGCGAATAGAGCTACTACACGCCCGTTACCGTCACTACGACGGCGATCTACCAAAAGGTCTAAGCACACTTGCTTACGACCCAAATAATCTAGGGATTGAAGCAATGATAGTCCTGGATGAAATGATTGAAAGAGGTGAAAATAATTGCTTGGGAACTTCGTTAGAAGGGGTGATAGTTCGCCACCACAAAAGGGCAAAAGGCAATGATTATCATAATGTATTCGTAGCTGCTACAGCCCAACAGTGGGAAGCTGCGAAACAATATTGGGAATCAGGGGCTTTTGATTAAGAAGTTAAAACCATTGGGACAAAAAACATGAACGCACTAACATTGAAAGACTTGGTATCTCAAACCGATAATTTTGAACCCGAAGCTATTGAATTGGTATTAAATCGCGTTGATGAATTTGACGCTTTGGGTTTTGGTATTGACGTTGTTGATTGGGAAGTCATAGGTACTGGCAACAGTAAACAGGTCGGAGTCTTATTTGATATGAAAAATGACCGCTATGGCTACTACACCGATAATGGTCAAACCGTCTTGGTTAAGCTAGATAAAACCTATACAGAATTATCTGATTGGGGTAATTGTTGGGATGATTGCCCTGAAGTCTTGAAAAATTGGGATTAATTGATCAACAATTGGGATCTCAAGTACCCAAACACCCAAAAACCCCGCGATAAAAGGGTTTGACTACATTGAATATACCTTGGGGTGGTAGGGGTCGCAGGTTCAAATCCTGTCGCTCCGATAGACGCAAAAGCCAGATTCTATAAAGGGTCTGGCTTTTTCCCGTCTGATGGTTGATAATCTTCTATTAGACAAGATTAGACAAAATTAGACAAGGTTAGACCGATAATTGATCATCAATTGTGACTCAGAAGAAAGCACCCAAGGGAAGCGTACAGGTCAAAACTACCATCAGTTCTGCGGGGGTGGGGTGGCTCCGGCTGGTTTGGAGTCACCAGGGCAAAAGATATTTTTTGAGCTTGGGATTGGAGGATAACCCCCTAAATCAGATGGTGGCACAACGGTTGGCTTTGCAGATTCAAGGGGACTGCGCCACGGGAAACTTTGATAGTTCCCTAACCAAGTACAAGCCACAATCAGAAATGGAAGTTAAACAGGCGACGGTTTCAGTTGTCGGATTAGTTGAACGGTATTTGAATTACAAGCAACAACAGATTGAATCAGAAACGCTATACAAATACAATCATTTCTTGCCTAGAATCCGAGAATATTTTAGTAACAATAGTTTAACTGAAAAATCCGCTTTTGGCTTTCGTGATTGGTTGCTACAACACAACGAACCCGCCACAGTTAGGGAAAGAATTGTATTCTTAAATGCTGTTTATGAGTGGGGGATTAAGCGTCAATTAGTTGAGAATAATCCCTGGACTGAAGTATCGGTCAAGGTTCCTCCAAAACGACGGTTAAAGCCATTTTCAATTGAGGAAATCAAACGGATTTTAGAAGGGTTTGCAACAGATCAATATTATTCCCATTTTCTCCCCTACGTTGAGTTTTTGTTGGGTACAGGTTGTCGACCGGGTGAAGCAAACGGGCTCCAATGGAAACATTTCTCAGAAGACTGTGGAGAGGTTCTAATAGCCTGTAAATTAACGGTATCCGGTGAGCGGAAATCGACTAAAACTAATCGTGATCGCTTAATTCCACTTCCCCCTCGCCTTCAAAATATTCTCAAAGCAATCCGTCCGATTGACCCCGACCCGGAGGCTCCGGTTTTCGTCTCCTTGACTGGATTGCCAATTGATTCCCACAATTTCAGAAATCGGGCTTGGAAACAGGTTTTAGCTAAGGTTGGTGTGGAATATCGCAAGCCCGGAAATTGTCGCCATACTCTGATTTCTCATGGGTTGTCGCAAGGGAAAAGCCCTGCTGAAATGGCGGAACTCGCAGGGAATAGGATTGAAACTATTTATAATAATTACGCTGGGAGCGTGATCCACCGACCATCTTTACCAGTATTGCTCCCAGATGACGAATAAATTCCATAATCTGTTATAAACTGGGGAATAGTTATATAGGATATTTTTTATGAGACCCCACGAACACAGGCAAGAAATCAAAGCTAGACTCAAGCCAGAAGATAGGGAGAAGTTGAAAGCCCTAGTTGTTGGCATGGGTTATCGGTATTGGAGGCAGGAGTCGGCGGAACCCGCATGGACAGAATTTCTGGAGGCGATCACCCGTGGCGATATAATTCTTTACAAAAAAGTCGGGGGAGGGGGTTGACCTTTTGGGATAAGTGGGGTACAGTTATAAAAGTAGAAGGTTAAAAATTAAGCGAGTAAGACGATGAAAATGACACTTCCGACCGCCGACGCAATCAAAGCAATCCGCCGCAATTTAAAGAATGCTTATCCTGGTATTCAGTTTCAAGTCAAAAAAGCCCCTAATTTCTCGTTGTCTTCGCGGCGGGAAGACCCTATTCACATTACCTGGTTTGGCAATCCTAAACCCGAAGATGTAGATGCGATCGCCTCAAAATACTATGACAGCGAAAACGTAAGCCTGTATCACCACACATCATGTAACTACTAAATCACCACAACAAACAGGAGACAAACCAATGACCACTCAAACCGAACCGACCAAGCTCAAATGGCACAAACCAGAACCCAAGCATCCGGGTATCTGGGAGGCTCAATACAAAAAAGCCTACGCCGACAACTCCTACGATAACGTTACTGCCACGATCACAATTGAAAAGGATGATGACGGATGGTTTTTTAGCTCCTCTGAGGAGTGGAATAGCTGGGAGCTTAATGGCATCCTGGGTTACAAAACATTAAAAGAGTGCAAACAAAAAGCATTAGAAGCCGTTGATGTAGATATCTGGACTTCGGAAGCTGCGGAAGCGGAATCTGATCCCGACTACATCCAACTCAAGAATGAAGCGATCGCTATGAAGAAGGAAGTAAGTGATAGTTGGGCGGCGTAAAAGTTAAGCAAGTAAGGCAGCCACCCTACTTGCTCTCAAGTCAATCATTTAAGAGGAGTATACCATGTCAAGCAAAAAACAGGTCAAGCAATCTTTAGAACTGACACTAAGTTTAGCTGAATCACTAGGGCCATTAACACGGTCAGAAGCTAAAGAGTTTTTTGGATTATTGGGAGAACTCAATAAAGTTTTCAGTAAAGTAGTTGACCCCGATGCTCACGACCTAAAACCCGAACCCAGTCCCGAAGTAGTTAAACATCCCATTGATTCTCTGCTAAAAAAAGGTAAAGTTGAGTTACCGCAGGGACGTTATAAGCAACTGATTCAGATTCATGATCAGCTTGCCATCTTCAAGATTAAATTCTTGAGTGCGAAGCAAAATCAGAATGTCACCTGGTTCCCCCTTGAGTGGAACGGGGATAAGTCAGCCGCGTTGTACTTGTCATCCTCTGAGTGGTCTATCGCTCCCATAAAGTACCGAGATGACAACGATTTGACGGGCGAGTGGGAAGGATTTGATCTTACTGAGTTCATGAGTATGAACTGCCCAGAGTTTGATCAAGACGAATATTGATTTCATGGGAGGTCTTACCCTCCC